AACCACCATTGCAACCAGAAAACTCATGACGGCTGTTCCTGTGGAGGACATTAGTTTCAGATTTCTGAACATACCTTCACGCAACTTTTCATCCATGGCTCCCACTTCTCTCCTAAAAAGAGCCGCCAAATGCATCCCGACCCGCATCCGGACCCTTGAGGCTGTAGCACCCAACACCCTTAACACCACTCAACTCCTTCTTTCGCGCAAGTGCTTCGGAGTTCGCTTTTTCTTCATTCTCGATGGATCATTCCAGTATGGGGATTTGCATTTCGGGCATTTCTTTACTTCGGGCTTCCTTGGAACCCACTCATGTCCGCAACGTTGGCACTTAAGTCTTGGCACTTCCACCTTCACAGACATCCCGATGTTATAACTTACTTATAGGGTAGTATAAATAAGTTTCGATTTCTTTATTTGGTATCTGGATAAAACTTCTTCAACCCGATTTCGAGAATTGGATACTTCTTTGCTATGCTTTTGTTGAGTCCGTACGCATCCGCATGGATAGTGTAGCCCATCCAAGACATTATCGATTGTTCTGGATCTTTGTCGAAGGTCCCATTTGCTATCTTCTTGAGGCGCTGATAAAAGCGGTGAACATTCCTTCTTCTAACCCTCCGATGATCTCTAAAAACAATATAACCCAAAAAGTCGATGCCCTTGCTGGCTGGAAAAACGATCTGCTTCTTTGGATGCAATTGTAACTTGAGCTTCTTCAAGAATTTTGCTATTTCATCTCTCCAAGCCCAAAGTTGCTTTTTATCTGGATGAAGCATCACGAAATCATCCATGTAGCGGATGTAATGTTTAACCCTCAACTCGTGTTTGATGAAGTAATCGAGTTCATTGAGAACAATGTTGGCAAATAGTTGAGATGTCAGATTGCCGAGTGGGATGCCGACACCAAGTTTTCCTTCTTCGTGGTAGCTGTCGATAATCTTCCAAATAACAGAGAGTAATTCTTTATCCACGATCTTTCTTTTGATGATTTTGAACAGAATTTCGTGATCAACACTTGCAAAATAACTCTCTATGTCTGCTTTAAAGCAATAAACTTTCTGTTTTGGTGGATACGACCTCAGAAACTTTGTCAACCTATCCACACCTTTGTGAGTTCCCTTACCCTTTCTGCATGCATAAGAATCATAAATGAAAATTCGCTCCCAAATTGGTTCAATAACATCATGAACAGCTCTGTGAACGATGCGGTCTCGAAAAGTAGGAGCGTTGATCAAGCGCTTTTTCGGATCGTAAACATAGAAAGTCGTGTAGCCTTGTGGCTCCCACATTCCCGTGCGAAGTTCTTCTTGCAATTCGAACAAATTTTCCTCGAGGTTTGCCTCGAATTCCAAAGCATAAATGCGGTAGGTTTTACCCTTGCGACAAAGATAAAAGGATCGGAGGAGATGTTCAAAAGAGCAAACGATCTCAAAGAGATTATCATAAGTTTTCAAGCAAGACCCTCATAAGAGGGTGGCTTGGTGGGGCAGAGCTTTCGGGAACCTACTAACTCCACCCCACCTTTTTTGTTTTTCGCTGCCCATTGCTGAGCAGCGGCGGGTACCGGGCTCTGTATCGTCGTTGGACAGTGAGGCAACCGTAGTCACCTCACCTATATCCACGACGATATTGCGCCGCGGAAGCCGATGTTGTTCCACGTATCCGAGGGGGCGTTGTTGAGGTTCAGCGAGAAGACACCCGCGTTCGAGCCATTGTCCCAATTCCCGCCCCGGATAGCAGCACGGGGTGTCCGAGCCCGGCCCGCGTCATCCCGCCACGGATGACCATGACTCATGATGTGTTCGCTTTTAGCCAACCACCATTCATCTTTCCGATCTCGATCAGCATCTTTGATGCATGCTCATATTGCTTGATGCTGATGTACTTGAGGTCCTTGGAAAGTCTTAGGATGATCTTGAGCTTCTCAATCGATGCATCGATCTCTTCATGAGCAATAACACTCTTGCTGTTGTTCGCTTCAACAATTTTCATCAGCATATCGAGCAATGTTTTACGCAACTCGCTCGCGAGCCCATTATGTTGTTGAGGTTTTGGAAACTTCTCTGAAAGAGGTAAAAGATAGAGAGTGAGGTCGTAGGCTTTCTTGTAGATTTTGAGTCTCTCGTGTTTTTCGCTCGCCAGATTCCCAGACCTCCAGAGCCAGCTTTTTACCAGACCTCCAGTTTCCCAGATTTTTCAGAAGGCGCCGCGGAAGCCGACGGTGTGCCACGTAGCCGAGGGGGCGCTGCCGAGGTGCAGCGAGAAGACACCCGCGCGCGAGCCATAGCCCCAAGCCCCGCCCCGGAGAGCAGCACGTTCTCCAGTACGAGTCTCGTCAAGCCAATAGCGCATGTCATCGAGTTCTGGATTTGGCGTGGAACTCAATGTTTTAGGAATACCGAGTTCCGCAAGCTCTTGTGAAGAATCTTCAAGCTCTGCAACCCACATCGAGGCTCCTGATGTTGTACCAGTTGTTGGAAGTAAGTGACCTTCTCCTGGATAGCCTTGCGAGATTACGAAGTCTGTTTCGCTGCCTATTAGTAAGTCAACCCACTCCCAAACATTGCCATTGAGGTCCCAGACACCGCTCCTTCTACCATTCAGGCTCCAACTCAGTGGACCGCTGCCCGTAAGAACTCTTGCGATGTCGTTGCCATTGTAGCCAGGTCTGACAGGATCTGGAATACCTTCATACCTCTGTTCCCTTGGATCCCTGTAATCCTTGCCCCAATTGTTGTTGCCCTTGGGGAAGCCAAAGCCAAACCTGTAGCGGTATTTGACAGCCCAAGCTGCAACACTGAACCACTCGTATGCTGTTACGAGATGATGTCCAACGATTTCATAGCTCTGTGATTCGGTCCTTACAGTGTTCTCTCCACTTCCCCTAATCTCCGATGGGAGTGGCGGGAACACCTTTATGTACCTCGCACCAAGAGAATCTGATGATGTGTCGATCCCTTGCTTGATCACCCTGCGGTGATAAGTAACTCCATTCTGCACGATTCTAACAATCCTGCCAACGAGATGTTCAATCGTTTGGACATAGAATTCAGATTTGCTGCCCTTGTAGTAGATGTAATCTGCCGTGATTGAAGCTCCAGCTGCTGGTGCTGTCGTGAAAGTTATCTTTCCAGTGTTGTAGTCTACCGTGTAATCCGTTCCCTCTGTTTTCGCAACACCATCAACGTAGACTGTCAGCGATCCAGATTTCACAGGATAGAAGTCGAGCAAGAATTCGGTTGTAGAGCCATCGCCAGTTCCAACTGCTTCTCCAGTCACACTCATTTCTTGAGTCTTGTACGTTAGAACATATCCTGTGGCTTTCTCTCCAGTTATTAGGTTCCTGTTCTCGACAGCTGTTTTAGCGTTCCACCAGTTTATGTTGGTCCATGGAACAACATGTGGTTTAGAAGCTGCTGCCACTGTGCCAGGAGAGTTCGGTGTGTCTGTTCCTCTGCTGAACCTCGTAGCCTTGGGGTGACAGCACTGATACTTATCGATCCAAAAGCCCCCCAATAGCAATCCATTAAGGGCTGGCTGGCTGAATCCCTCGCTGATGAAGTACGGGATGTACACTTGGTGAATTTCAACCCACATGTTGTTAGTTGAATCGTAGAGCCAAAGCACTCTGTTTGGCAAATCTGGCAATGGTAGTTCTTCATCGTAATCGTTGTCTCCAGTGTGAGCGTTTAACGCTTGATACACAGCCTTGTCAAGTTTGTCAAAGTTCGCATTAATCGGCAGATCCCAATCGAGTTGTCCCCTATCGGGTTTTTCCAAATTCCATTTTGGTGTGTACGTGGGCATATCACATCACGCTCCTCGAGAAAACAGTCCTTATACCCGATTCCATCTCGCCTTCTTCATTAACAGTCCCAACAACATCGGTGATTTTAATGCGATCCACGACTTCGTTGCCATTCAAAAACACGTACTCATCGCCTTCGATGATGTATCTGTCAGCCACGATCTCCTTCTCTCCATCAACCGTATTAACCAAAAACTTTTGCCTCATAGTTCATCAACCCCTCGAGAACGAACATTTTATTTTGATGACAGCTCCAACAGTGGCATCGAAGTATAGGGGGTTTCTAACTTCTCTGTAGTACATAACACCTCCCGAAGGAGCGTTGAACAACCCTATCTCGGTAATGTTCTTGTCAACGATATCCCCTGGATTGATCGTTATCTCGAACTCGACCTCGCTACCATTTACAGTCGCTGTAGCTTGCTTCCTTATGACTTCAGCCTCGAGAGCTGTATCAGATGTTGTTGGATCTGTGGTACCTGTTCCTAATGCTATGTAAGCCATCGGTGTCCCCTGTCCGCAAAGGAGTTTTGCCAGTTCGTTAAGTCCCGCGTCAGTTATTATCTTTCCTGGCATCTGACTCCCTCCTGAAGAGTTTTATCTCAGATCTGACATCAACTCGGATCTCCATAGCTTGGCTTCAAAATTAGACTTTAAAAATCAAAGAGCTTGATAGCCCCAAACATCGAATATATCATTATAGCAAGCTTCGGTATCCGAGTTCTTCATAAGCAACTTGAACTCTATCGTATCGCCATAAACAAGAGATAAATCCAACATTAGCTCATAAACATTGTCGAAGTTTGGATCGCTTGACCAAGATGCGCTACTAACATTAAATGATCCAGATCCTTCACCATATACCTCACACAATGTTGTCCACGGAACTTTTACTGTTCCATCGGGAGCAACTATTTGATATTCAATCTTTATCCAACCAGTTGAAGCAGAATTCTGGCGTAGATTGAACTTCATCTTCGTGAAGTTCGTAGCGCTGGAATAGGTTATGCGCTTCTTTTCCACGTAATCCAATTCCGATGCTGAAGATACAGTTCCTCCTCCATATTGCCAATATCCAAATCCTCCTTCGCCAAAAGAGAAGTACGTGTGGATACTAATTGCAATTGCTTGTGGTGCTACAATTGCGAGAATTGCTGAAAGTGTTTCGAGCAACCACTTAATGGTTGCTGCATCGTATCTGTCTGAGAACCCCAACTCACCAAAGGCGCCATACCCAAATCCAAGCCCACTACTAATTTCAGCATTTGTGTTGGAGGTCTGCAAAATCATGAGGTCTATCAGATCGACATCACCCTTTACGATCACAAGCAATTTATCTCCAAATGATACCAGTCCAAATCCGCTTTGTCCGAAGCCTAAAGGGGCGACTTGATACTTCGTTTCGGCATTCTCGCATAGGGCTAAAGTTGCATTTAGCAAGGTTAATGCTAAGGCTACAATTGCAACATCCAACCTTTCTGAAAATCCAAGCTCTCCGAATCTGCCATGACCGAAGCCAAGCCCACTTTTAGTTCTGGCTTTCGTTGCGGAACTTACCAGAATCGACAAATCGATGTTGCTCGTTTCCGCATCAGCTTTGACCACAAGCAAGAATCCCCCATATGGGCCACCCCCGAACCCATCGTAACCAAAGCCAAGTGGCGTGGATATAAGCACCACTACTGTAGAATCTCCCTTGGCGAGAGCGAGAATCTTATACCACAAGCGAGTCCCATCTCTTTGGAAATACACGCCAGCTGCCTTTACGACATCTATGGCGTTGTAAAGAGCTTTCAAATTCAATTGAAGGATTGGCGCCTCTAAAAGCTCTATCCGAAATGTACCTTTGGGGGAAGCGAATACATTGTTCCCGAACGATCCTTCACCAAATCCGAGTATGGCTTTTGGAGCTTCGACGACCTTGATGTCTTTGCTGTCGAGGCCCGTAAAGTATACTACTACATCCAAAATATCTTTGAGTGTCCCACAACTCAAGTACTTTTGCAACTCAACTTGCAACCTTCCGCGAAGCTCGTCATCGCTCTCTCCAGATTTTCTCGTGAGATTGAAGAGTTTGGCTATGTAATCAAGAGATCTACCCCTTGCAACCTCTACGAAGCGGGCCACCTTTATTTCCTCGATAACTTGCTCTATCTCGCTCAGCTCTTCCGCAATCGTGGAAAGAATTTTGTAATTGTTGCTATCTTCATCTTTCCTATAAGCGCTCGAGATTCTCGACAGCATCTCCTTAGCGCTTGCCATTTTCCCCCTCCAATTTTTCAAGCAAATAATAAAGAGAGATAGTCATTACCGAAACGATAACCATAAACATGTAATACTCGTAATTCGCCTCTCCGAAAATATCGACATATATGATGGTCTTTTTTGCTGGAGAAATGTAAGCTGTAAGGAACGTACAAACAAGAAGAAGCGCTAAAGTGTACATCCAAAGCAATCCGAGCAAGATAAGCAACTTCTTCATCTCATGTCACCGTGATTTCATGGGCTCCAGCTTGAGCTTTCTCGTTGGCTTCTATTGTCAAAGCTTGCCCAAATGCGTTTATTGTGGTTACTCCATCTGTTGCCTCGAGGCTGTTGATGTCATCAACACCCTCAGCCGCAAGAATTGCCTTAGCCAGATCTGAATACACGACATCCTCGCCAATGGGCAATGAATTGATGTAGTTGTCGATAGCAGCTTGAACATTTGCTTGAACTGTCGCTGCATCGTAGGAAGCAATTTTTGTGACAGAAACAGTTACTGTGATAGTTTTTATCGAGGGACGTTGCCATATTACTTGTATTCCCGCTGGCCTGACATCCTCAATCGTATTGGTTATGTCAGCATCATTACCTCCAGCGATTGTTACTGTTACCTTGCACTCTGCAAAGTCCTCCTCAACATTAACATCTGTGACACCTTCTACTTGCAATAATGCGGCCTTTATGGAATAAACTGTTGCTTTTGCGGATGGTGCATATGTTATAGCCCGATAACGCAACTCCTCGTCAGACTCTGCATCGCTGCCTCCGCTTGTTGGAGATGCATTGTTTACGCTTTCGATTCCACTTATCGGATCGAGTAATTTGGTTATAGTGTTCTCGGCGACATTTCCGTGAGATCCTGGTTCAACAGCCTCTATAGCTGCATCTACACTTGTCTGACCTTGCTGCAATATGACCTCCTCTATTGTCTGGAAAATCACCGACCCATCGGCTGTAGCAACCTTTGTGCCTATTGGAATCACGATGTTGCTCGTAGCTGGTGTTGAGCGACTGAAAGTTACAATTCCAGTTGCTTTGGTGGCTTGCTTCCTTCTAATTCCGAGAATTGCAACTAAGCGATCCAAATTCTGTCCTGTGGCAAACTCTATGTAGCCAGCGTAATAAGCATCCTCCAACAGCTGCCAGAGCATATCTATGTCGTAAGCTATGGTCTTTAGGAATGCCAGAAATTCGGAATCCTCGCTTAAGTCTATTTCTCCGAGGTAAAGTTTAGCCCTTTGCTTCAGCCCATCCAATATCGCATTGAATGGTTTGACAACAAATCCGTAATCCGTGACTCCATAGTTCATACGACCACCTCGGTCTCAACTTTCCCCTCATCAACTGTCAGAGTGAGCTTTATACTCAATTTTCCATTAGAATCGGGGTCAGAAATTTCCACACTATCCACGGACTTTATTTTGTCGTAACTTGCGAGGGCTTTTTTGATTTCGTGTTCTATCAAAGCCTTGTTCAGCCCCGAGCGCTTTATCTTCAACCAATCAACTCCAAACTCTGGATTGAACAAATCTGTACCTTTGACAGTTTTAAGGAGAAACCACACATGCTGCTTTATCTTTTCGAATTCTGTTACCCTCTCGAGTCTTTTCAATTCGTTAATAACAAGATCCCCTTGAGAGAACTTGAAATCCCATGTCATCGAGAGCTATGGAGCCAATAGACTTTAAAAATCGAGTTAGGGTGGGTTGTGCCAAGTACCATCGTCAGCGTTAGTTCCCCTTATGGTTTTGAAATCGAGGTCGCCATCGATGTAGACATCTCCCTTGATGACTACTCTTCCATCTTGCTGGAATTTGATGTAATTGCCCGATTTGTGCTGGATAAGTATTTCATCTTGGTTTATTTGTGGAATTGGATCCACCAACGTGTGGATGCCCGCTATCACTATGGCGTTGTTGATGCCGAAACGAAGGATCTCGTTTACTTGCACGATTTCATTGTTCTTCAGTTGCTCTTCCAACTCGTGTTTAGAGAATATTATTACGACAACATCCCCTTCCGATGGGGCCACAATCACGCTTCCAGAACCAAATTTTTGCACAGCTATTGGCACTTCAAACAACTCTACCTCCTTGCCATGTACTTTGTTCTTCAACTTGACATTGCAGCGGAATTTCTGTAAATCGACTTGAGTTACTACCCCCAAAGCAGCAGTATTCATCCTCGCGAGTTTTCTTTCAATCCTCTCGTCCAAAATTTTCAGCAACTCGTCGATCACGGTATCACCTCTACCTCCGTGTAGTACTCTCCGCCCTTGCAAACATGCTTGTATGAAGAAACTACGAATTGTCCGCTTAGCTTTTCAGAATTCACAACCACAACACTGCCAACTTGTATTTTCCACCTCAACAAAGCCCTTATCCTGAATTTATCTTGATCGTCCTTAATCTTACTAACTTCCAGCAATCCTGTTTCTGACTCGAGTACTTCGGCTTCGTTAGACAGCCTGTCTTTTGTTAGAAATGCCATATTGTTCTCAATCGTGAAAACATACTCCTCGCCAAACTTTGGCATTGATGACATCATCCAACCATCCCATTGTTTTCTTGTCCTTAACTTGCCATTGATCAGCTTTACAACCTCATCTATGACTTCCTTGGGGGTTCCTTGGAACACAAATGGTTTCTCGAAGGTTACACCAGTGTTCTCAATCTTGCCAATAGCGATTCCACAAGCGCTGCACATGTCTTGGATTACTCGCGATGCGTCTGTTCCAGCTGGATACTTGACCACCACTGGCTCCTTGTTCAGATCGATTGACGAATCCGTGCACTCTATTATCGTTGCTTCATCTCCTCTCTTCCTGGCAACATCCACGCTCGCAACCTTGCCATAAAAGATCGTGCCATAGTCATCGTTGTAGCCAGCTTTCAATTCCACATCAATATCAGTCTTAATCTGTTCTCTCGTTTGTTGGGAGATGTTGTAAACGATTATCGTTGCTGTCTTAGGTTCACCCTCCTTCTTTTCAACTTCGAATTCGATGTCGAGCTCGTTGGATGTGAAAAGTAAGCTTCCAACCCTCACTTCAATGTGCCGGAGCCAGAGCATGCTATCACCAGAACGCCCAAACCTCGCAATCGCTTTCCGTAACCTTCCAAGGCAGAATCACGAATAGTGTTTCGTATGTTTTCGTGTCTCTGATTTCGAAGAGTTTCTTTTCCACGAGCTTGCCCTCGAACAGAATTTCGTTACTTTCAATGTCTCTTATCCGGAGGACAGCGAAACCTTTCACATTCCATCTGTAGAAGAGTAAGTAAGCTCTGCCACCTATCTTAACACTCTGCTTCTGAGGATAGCCAATATTTCTGTCGAATGGCAATCTCCCAATCTCCATTTACACCCCTCCAAAAAGCCCACCAGTAAGCCAATTAACGAATCCGAGAGCTTTATCCAACAAGCTTTGCTGAGGTTGTTCTGGTACCTCCTTCTTGTACTCCTCAAAGTGGCGGGCCATCCAGCCATCGAGTGGATTGGTGGGGGTTGTGCTACCCTTTACCTCCTCCTCGCTTGGAGTTACAGAAATCGGAATGCTGACAGTCTTCGTTTCAGCCACGCGTATTTGCTTGATGTGGATAGAAGCTTGCAAGTTGCTCAAATCGAGAGGTCGGAAGGAGAGACTGAGAACAACCATGTTGTCGTACGTGCCATGAAGCTCCGAGACAAACGTGAACAACTTTTTTGAGTCTCTTAGTGCCTCGAGTCTCTGTTTTGTTGATGTGTCGATTGTTGCTTCGATTGAGAATTCGGCTGGCTCCAGGATGATGTGGTCCGATATGCTGAATTGCTTCTCGACTCTGTGCTCTGGAACCGTGGTCTTTTCGGTTAAATCGACTACTTGAACAGCCTCAAGCTCAATATCGTCGAGCAATACATTCTCCATGTTGCCGAGGAAGAGAATAGACTTTAAGAAGTGTCAAGAATTCTTGAAGAATTATCCTGGATTCGCATAATGCTTCAGCTTAAGCTTTCTGATGAACTCCTTGAAGAATTGATCTGGATTGTCTGTTTTGATTTCGAGCTTATTGATTGTAATCGGTTGGTTGTAGGTTGTTTGAGTCATGGGTTGGTGGATCATCGTTTGGTAAGTTGCGTGGATGAGCTCGGTTGGGAGAGTTTCCACTGATTTGAGTATGCCACTTGGAAGCTCTGGCTTAATAAGTTTAGGAATGTACTTCACAACTCCAACTAATTCTGGAAGCTTGGGGATATCCGCTATAATGGGCTTGATGAGAGCTTGAGCGTAGAGAGATGGGAGTTTGATGGCTTCGACTACTGGCTTAATGTGTAAAAATAATGTATCGAGCCACGACATATCTGGCTTCTCGATTATTGGCTTGAAAACTGGCTCTTCCACCTTCAACTTAATCGAGCCCTCTTCGTAGAATTTCTTGTCGTACTCTGGCTTGCCTACGTACGGAATTATTTCGGGATTGATGATGACTTCACCGAACTTGGTCTCAAGCTGTTTCTTGATTTCTTCCTCGTTTGTTACTCCTTGTAATTTGATTGATTTGATGTATTCGTATTGCTCTATCGCTTTTCTCCTGATTTCCTCCTCAGTCACGTTTCTTCTGAGGAGCTCTTCTTTCTTTGAAGTTTCGATGAGGTTGATTGTTTTTGTTTCGATTGTCTTTCTTGTTACTATCTCGTAGGCTTTTAATGCTGCTCCAAATGGTGTCAGAGTCTTGATCAGATTGAAGATCGGGTTCTCTGTTAGGGTTTTCCACGCGTTTTTTATCCAAGTGATGAAGTTCTTGATTGCAGAGGTTACTTTGTCGAAGTTTTGGGCCAGGAATAAGATTGCTCCAGCGGGGCCGAGTATGGCATATTTGAGGGGACCTAATGTGTCAAGTCCTTGCTGGATCCAGGATACGAACTCGCCGATTTCACTCGACAACCAGTCTATACTCTGCCTCATCCAGTTGATGGCGTTGCCAACGCCTTCGGCGATTGGCTTGAGGAAGGGAAGCTTTTCGAGGAGCCAATTGACGAACTGCCCGAGATAACTTCTCTCCCAACCCTTGACAAGTACATCCTGGAGTAGTAGGATTGCCATTATCAATCCTCCAATTAAAGCGATCCATGGGAGGAGAGGTGCCAAGGTTGTCCAGAGAGATACTGCAAATGTTCTGAGTGTTGTAGTTAATCCTAAAATCGTTGCTTTCAATTTTGTATAATTTAAACCAAGCCAAGTGATTGCCGCCACTTGAACCAACAGCGGACCTACAACAGCTGAAACAACTGTTACCAATCCAGCTACGACACCAATGAGTCCCTTAATTGGAGTTGGAAGTTTCTCGAACGTGTCTGTTAAAGTTCTTAGAATTGCAACAACCTTTTTCATTACTGGCAACAAAGTCTTGCCAATTTCAACAGCCAGAATCGTCAGATTGTTCTTTAAGATCCCAATTTGCTCCGATAAGCTCTTGTCAATTGTTTCAGATGCTTTTTTGGTCGTTCCTCTCACATCATCCATCTTCAACATGAATTTATCCAGAGCTTCGGTACCACCTTCAAGTACTCTTGCCAAGCCAGGACCAGCGTATGAGCCAAATATCTCTACAGCTCTCCTCGTTCTCTCTGTCGAGTCCTCTATTTCGGCAAGCTCTCTCAAAGCTTTCTTGACATCGATGCCTTTGGCTGCTGCGGATCTCAGCCCCATTAAAGCCCTCGAAACATTAACACCATTCGCTTCAAGGGCTGAGAGTAACCCAACAGCTTCGCTGAACGATAGGTTGAGCATTTTTAGTGGGGCTGCGTTGCTCTTCAGCAGCTCGATGATGTATGCCGATTGAACACCGAAGCGCTGTTGGGCTGCGATTAGCGTATCGGTTACCTCATACATTTGCGAAGCTGGAATACTGAAGGCTTTCATTGCAACACTTATCGAATTCGCAGCTGTTACAGCATCTGTCCCTGTCACCTTGGCGAAGTCGAGTATTGCTTGGGCTGTTTCCTTCGTTTCTCTCCCGAGGTAGCCATATCTCTCGGTTAGAATTGTTACGACTTCTGATATCGTTTTGAATGAGTCAGAGTTAGCTCTTGCAAGATCCTTGACAACTTCTGTCATTTCTTTGAGTTGCTCGGTTGTCAAAGTTGTTCGGGCTTGCATCTCAAGGATCGCTCGCTCGAAATCTTTGGCGGAGCCTCCAAACACTCTGAAGCCTCCATATCCAATTGCCGAGAGAGCTGTACCTATTGCAGCTATGGCTTTCTTGTGCTTCTCTACGATTTCGGTCAAATGCGAGAGCTTCGTTTTCATTGAAGTTACGTATTCGGAGGCTTTCACTTTGACCCTATCGAATGCAGAGGCAAGGTCTTGTACTGGCTTTGTCGTTTGCTTGACCTTCATCGTTTCTGTCTGCAAATCCTTAATGGGCTTTACAGTAGTCTCCAAATTTCTCTTAAAGTCAGTTACAGATTTAGAAACTTGTCTAATGGGTTCAGAAGCTTTATCCACGAACTCGATCAGAACATACAACCCTCTCAAAGCTTCCATCGAAAAACTAAAATTTGATAGACTTTAAAAAAGAAAATATGCTATTCGGTGGGAAGAAAAAGATGGACCAAAATTCTGAAAATGCTAAGATATGTCCATTTTACTTCGAGTGGGTTGGAGGCGAAACATCGTCTATTAAATTAGCTAAATGTCTTAAAGAAAAGTGCATGCTCTGGAACCCCGAAGAACAAGACTGTAACATCAACGTGATAGCAAAACGCTTGCCAGTTATCCAAGAAATATTGCGATAATATGAGCGAACTCAAGAAAATTCAACTTCCGCAAGTCGTATATGAGTATTTAGAGGAACTCGTAAAAGAAGGGATTTTCTCAAGTGTCGAAGAAGCCATAAACACGGCAATAGCGCACATGATCTCCCACGCAAGCAGATATGGATACGATTCTGTCAAGAAGAAGGCGAACAAATTGATAGAAGATTATACTCGCTCGGTTGAAGCAAACAAAGCCACACTCGAACGCTACAAAGAGGCTGGAGTTAAGCGCTACAAGTGGCTCTCAACGGATGATGAAGCTACATGCGACAAATGCAGGGAGCTACATGAGAAATCATTTAAAATCGGAGATAAGAACGCTCCACTACCGCCACTCCACTTGATGTGTAGGTGCACAATTATCCCAGACATGGATAAATAGTCTACCACCTTAAAGAAGAGTGTATGTGGTGGAACGCCCAAGAAAAAGATTGTAACATCAATGTGATTGCCAAGCGATTGCCAATGATCCAAGAAATTTTGAGGTAATAAAAAATTAACGAAGCTCAAGGAACTTTATCAAATCTTCTTTCAATTCAGTCCGCTTTTGTTGGACATTGGATTCCTCCTCAAGCAATCGAACGAATTCCTCAACCAATCCATTCAGAACTTTCTCCCAAATTTTGAAGTAATCGTGTTTCAAGTGGATTGTCGTGACACCTGTTGTGCTCTTCTTCCCCATCTTGACCAAGTCAGGTTGCAAAGCGTTCAATACATCGTAAATGAGTGTTTGAAGTAAAATTTCATCCATCTTGACAAAGCAAGCATCGGCTGTTCTGGCAGCAAACTCTCTAAACCGCTCCCTCAGCCTCTGCCTTGCAATCTCGATTAAGCTCTCTATTCTCCTGTCAGCCTCCTCAAAAAGCCTGTCAACATCCTCCTTTCTGATGATTTTCTCCGACTCGAAGAGCATTGCGAGCAAGTCGTGCGTTAAAATAGGGTTCTCTCTGTATTTCTTCACCAAGTACACGAGCGTTTGTGCTGGTAAGAAAGAGAGCTTAATTCCGCCAGTCATGTGTCTGAACTGCATTGTGAACCTCTCGATATCTACAGGGAAGTCTGGACCAACTACAACCATGTAGCGAACGTAATCTTTGTATACCCCCAACAACTTTTCCTTGACCAAATCTATACAATACGTTTTCAGCTTGATCAAGTAGTCTGGATTTCTCGTTATGTAATCGTAAACTCCGCTTGTTGCTGTTTTGCATTCGATGACAGCGATGTATGGTGGGGTTGCATGCGTGCCAATGACAAGTAGATCCCATCCAGACTCTTTGGTCCTTACAATAGTGTCGAACTCAAGAAGCTGGAAAGCTTGCTCTGTAAGAATCTCGAAGACCTTCTCTGGAGGACTGTGATACTTTTCTCTTGCAACTTTTGAGTTCTGTCTCGAAATTTCAACATAATCCTCGACAACCTGCCTCAAGCTGTTCTCGATGTCTCTCCCAACTGGTTTCAGCAAACCCTCTTCTTTCTTTCTCTCCTCAACCAAATTCAGCAAGGCTTCGAGAACTCTGCCTGTAATGTTGTTCAGCTTGCTCGAATCTACCAGTCCTTGATACACCAACTCTGCAAGAACAGCTGGATAGTGCTTGCAAAATGGATATCTCCCCTTCCTAACTTGGTAAACATAATCGGCACACTTCTCGTCGCAAGAGTAAGAGAAATCCTCTTTACCAAGATTGGATATCTTTACTCTGTAGCCAGCGACATCGGCAATCACCATGTCATCGCTGAAGTGCTCGATCTGAACTTTCTTCAGCAAGAAATGATCTCTGGCATCGTTGACTTTCGCCACCAACCTTTGTTCGATGAATGAGTTGGCGAGGTTTTCGAGTTCCTCTAAACTCAAGTTGCAATTCTTCGCTATGTGCTCTGCCAATTTAGCTTGACTCAAGCCCGAATAGCCTTTGATACCATAATTCTTGCAAATCTCAACGAGCTCGTTCTTCGTGAGCTTTTTTAGAATTGCAACCTTTTTCTTGATCGACACAAATCAAAATTTAAAATCAAAAATAAAAAGCTATCGAAAGACAATTAAATGCTCTTTTCGTTGCGGTTGTTCAACTTGCTTCTTAGCCTCTTGCCCCATAAGCTTGAGAGCTATGGACCACCTTATGATCTTGTCAACACTCCAACTCTTAACCTCTTCAATGTCCACGCACAACTCTTTTGCGATCACATAAAGCCCGAGCTCTTCCCTCACTTCTCGCTCGATTTCCTCAACACTTCCAATTTTTTTAGGTCCTCTCCAATCAATTCGTTTATCTTGGCACCGAGCGTGAAGAAAGTTTCAGGATCCATTTCCTCAACATCCTTCTTCGTCAGCTTTGGTTCTTTGACAGTAAGCAAAATCAGATCCCTGGTTATGTCGGCTGGATCCTTGTCTTCACCTACAGCCTTCAAAAGCTTGTAGCCACTTGGCTTTTCGAGTTCGTAAACCTTATCACCAATCTTCACTTCCATGCAAGCTTCTTAAGAAAAAGACTTTAAAAATGAGATAAATGGATTTTTACTCTTTCTTGTAATTCGTTCCTATGAACTCCCAAGTCAGCTTGGGCTCCTCTGGATCTGGCTTAACCTCTGGCAAGAAGAAGTGGCACTGATCAATCGTTATCTTGCTCCATCTCGTTTGCTCCACGTTCTCCGAAACTATTACGACTTGTACTGGCCTCTTGCTCTCCGCAATCTCCATAAGATGTGTGTTCGCCTCGGCAGACATAAGCAATGTTATAGAGCCCTCAGCATCGGTGTTCTTCTTAATTGCCCATCCCTTTGTCCTGTCAGCCCAATCCTTGATTGGCTTGACATTGTCCTTGTCTTTGGGGGTTATTCCGAGCTCTTTAAGCCCATCGAGCTCAACTCCATCCACGAAAACCTTGATGTCCTCAATACTGTATTGCTCGGTCGCCATCTACATCACCTCACAGAGTTATAACGAGATCGAGCTCGATCTTCTCGACATAGTTCATCAAGTAGGCTGTAACCGAGACATTTTTTAGAACGCCATTAGCCTTGTCAGCATCGGAGATGTCCTCGTAGGCTGGAACTGTCACTTCGAAACCTCTGTGCAAGTTTCCATCGGCATCGGTCCAATCGGGCTTTAGAACTCCAAGGGATTGCTGCACTCTCAAAACTTTCTCTATGGTTGACTTGACCACTTGCAATCCAGATGGTGTGAATGGTATGGCTTTACCCATGTTGTTAAGCTTGAGCTTCAAGTTCACGAGCTCTGTTTTGATTACTTCGGCAAGGTAGATCTTACTTCTGGAAATGTAAACTCTCCCTCCATCCAATGTTCGAGCGTTAGAAAGTACAGCCTTAGCGACTTCTGTTATTGTCGCTATGTTGTTCGTCTCGAGCTGATCCACTTCGCTGTCCTTGTAGCTCGCTGGATTCACTCCTTGCACGACAACCCATTCTGGGGTTTGCCAAGGTTTAAGCGTTGCAACTACGCCTCCAACAGCTCCAGCGACCTCTCCCTCTGTCAGTGCATCGTAGGCTATGGCGTAGACAAACTCGTTAGCTGTTAGAGCTGCGAAAGTTGTTTGAGCATCAGCAACCGAACCTATGAAGGGGAGGATCAGGAGCTTATTGTACACTCCCGCGTGATCAACGAGTTTTTGAGTGTTTGTATCTCCAGCACCAATTGTCGGAATTATTATGTCGTACTCGGCCCTCTCAGCGAGATCGGCAAGAACAGTATCGTAATCTGCAACAGCATTTCCAGCGCCATCGTCCTTCATCACATTGACTACCTTTATCTCCGAAATTCCTTGCATGAAAGCCTTGGCTGTTGCTTTGGCTATCGGTGAGTCGGCTCCGAAGTCATTTTCGACATCACTTTGGCTATAGTAATTTTTCACTTGATTGAACAAATCAAGTTTGTTTGGATCTTCGCCGATGACAATGGGCTTTCCATAGGCTGGCCCTGGAATAGCTGCTGTGGCATCCCTTATGTTTATTTTGATCGCTGAACTAAGACTCGGCAATTTCGATCACCTCTTTTCCATTCATGGTTTCATGGCTGAAAATAGACTTTAAAAAATGGAATAGCCCCGCCCCGATTCGAACGGGGGTCGCCAGGTTTCTTCGCCCCCCAAGTTGTAATAAGGGTATTCTGCTCGCCTTAGTTTGTCATTGCGGGTGTCACTAAACTTTCGTCAACCAAGTTACTCCTACTCGCATACCCAAACTCGCTGCTTGCACTGGTACATTGTGGGGGGCTCCAAAGCCTGGCATGATTGCCACTACACCACGGGGCTTCGAGATGCTACCCTCTTAAGGGCCTCCTCCACTTCACCTTCTTCAAATCCGAAAACATAGCAAATTGGATCGTAATTCAAGTATGGATAAGTTGATATCGAGACTTTAACGCCTCTCGTATTGTGATCGATCCAAAACGTATTAATCATATTAGTTCCGAGTTCCCTTGCGAGTTCTTGACTGAATGTTTGTTCGTCGAATCCTAAGTTTTTCAAATAACATCTTTTCGCCTCAACAACGCAACAATCCACGCAACTATAGCGTTCCCTTCGCACCCAAATCTTTTCGAGCCCCAACAATCTCTTCAGCAACTTCAGCATCCACTCCCTCCATTGAGCTCCAACATGCAAACCAAGTACATCAGTACGTTCCTACGACTAACCTCATGTCTCCCTTCAACTCCTTCACTTCGATGAGCTCTCTGCCAAATATCTTCTTGACTTTCTCAACATCCTTGGATCTGCACCAAACATAGATGCGCTTCTTCGATGGAACGACTAAGAAGTGCGTTGCTACATTGAGCAGAGTGGACGATGTCCTGGCAACATCCACCCTGTCTTCGAACTCTCCGAGGAAACCAAACATTGGGGGTTCTTAAGAAAAATGACTTTAAAAAAGGGGTTTATTGGGTGTCTATTGAGAATTCCACTTCCTTTATCATCCCCACGAGTTCCTCCCACGTAACACTGTACTTGCAAACAATCTCGATTGCTCTCCTATAAATGTACCCACTCTCAACAAAGTCCAAATTTCTCGGTGGCAAAACTCGCGATATTGTCACATCCGTGAGTTTGAGTTTGAGGGCCCACAAATAATAGATCTCTTGAAGTTTTGCTATCCTCTTCACACTTCTATCGTATATGCTCAAGTCGATAGATTGTCTCAGCACGACACCCTTCGTGTACTTCACGCTCTCGTTTGAAAGTTCCACCTTGAAAACATGGTTTAATGGAGTGTTCAGATCCACCACTGGATCCAAAAAGTTTACCAGGACCATGGGGTAAGATGGCTTGATTTTTTGCTTAGCCCTGTAAATTTTAACATCAACTATGTTTCCATCAATCTCAACTTGCTTTGGGATTGAATTGTAGAGCTCCTGCCAGATTTTCGTTTCGAGCATGGTTTAAAGCCTCCTTATGACTTTTTCAACTTCTCTGCCAACGATCTTCTCAACTTCTTGGATGTTCTCATCAAACGTAGGTCTTATGAATGGACGGGCTGGGATGACAACCTTATGCCCTCTTCCAGCTCTCGTAGTTCCGAATTCGTGAACAGCTGCGATTATAGCTTCTTCACCAAAGACTCCGACCTTTACAGCATTTCCCTCAACCTTATGGGTGATTGAGTCTCTAAGATGTCCAGTGTCGAGCAATGGTTTAGATGAGCCTTTGCGTTTAATCGTTTCTGGGCTGAGTGGTGGCCATTCAGCTCTACCATGAGATATTGTCTTTTTTATCTGATCTTCAAGGAATGCCCCGACTAAACTCAGTATTCTCTCCTTCTCATCTTCCAAGGCTTTTAGCAAGTCTGGTGTCTTGTCAATGTCCCTAATTCGAATCATACTGCCTCCTCGAGAATTGCTTTTCTGTACGATTGGTAATTCTCGTAAGCTCTTATAATGTAGCGCTTGCCATCTATCTCCATCTGCCAGCCAATTTCAAGCTCGACATCGACATAAGCCTTCATCGATGCCTTAGTTATTCCAGCCTCTTGCCAGAATCTCAACTCTTCGGATTTAAGTGGCAAAATTACAGCCCTAATAGTTTCCACTTGCTCTGATTCCTCCAAATATCCATCAATATCTTGCTCGAATACTTTGATCAGCGTTACATCGATTCCCTTCTTTTCCAGGATTTTCGCGAAACTCAACCCCACCCCTCCTTGAGCTGATTGAAGTCATAGCTCCTTGGCAGCTTCCTTATTTTCAGCTCATCACCAACTTCTATTACTTCGATGTATCCTTCACGTGGAACCAAAATTATCAATTTCATCTCCACTTACCCATGATGTACCAAAGTCCAGCAACGAAAGCCATGAACACAACAACACCAATGCAGCCAAGGAGGTCGAAGAGCACCATCATAAGCATTGCTCCGAATGAATACTCGAAGAAATCTCCAAGAAAGTTCGCTTCTCGTTCTTTGCCTTTGAGATAAACGTGCTCTATGAACTCGTAGGCGACAAAAATTACGAACATCGCTGGAACGAATTTTGTCACGCCACCAGCGAGTATGTGTGCTACCGATCCTTTGCGGTCATCGAACACATTAACCATCATTTCTCCTCCCTCCCCTTGAACAGCCAACCCCCAACAGCCACGCTAAGCAATGTTAGCAAAGTCTGCAAGAGGAGCTTGAAAGTGTCCGTGTCTATCGAGACCTCTATTTTTGCAACTTTAAGCAAATACGCATAGCTCACAAGGAATGTCAGCAAGATAATCAGTGTCACGATTGCTTTTAGCTCCGCTTTTTGCAACAACGATTCTGGTTGTAGTGGCTTCATGAGGGGTCATGCAATAATAGACTTTAAAAGCCCGAAGACAACAACGAGGAGACTTTATAAATGACAAAAAAGTTACTCTCTTCGCTCCATTTTCAAAAATATCAAGTGTCTAATTTTTATGAAATTAAGCTAAGAAATATATCGCGCTGAAAATGGCCCATGCGTATGGGCTGTTTTAAAAAAGACCTAAAGAAGGGATGTCGTGAAGAGCCGGAGCCCACCAACTCTTATTTCAAATATGTAGCCACGCTTCACGAGTACATCCAAATATTTTTTCAAGGTGTTGTTGTTCCAATTGAGCTTGCACTTAAGCTGCCAGATGCTTATTAACTTGTTGCTCCTGATTTCGTTGAGCAATTTAAGCATAGATTCCTCCTTTATTATCCTTGCTCCCTTCTGCATCCCTGGCTTCCTCTTCTTGAAGCCCATTTCGAGCAATATTTGTTCAGCCTCGCTTATCGTGCACTCGAACTCCTTGGGCAGAAAGATCGTTTTACCACCAAACCTCGCGATTGCAATCAAGTCGCGCTTTCGCAATGCTTTAATTCTTTGAGGTAAGTTGCTGTTGCCTTTATATTGCAAGTTGAATCGCTCTTTGAGTTGCTTGTATGTTGCGCAACCCATTTCTTGTATGGCTTGTAAAACCTCCTCTTGAGTTGGCATCTACTCCAACTCCAATTCCATTTCTCTTTCGATTTCTCTCTCCTTGCGCTCAAACTCTCTCTCGAACTCTGGAACCTCGAACTTGAGCACATTCTCTATGAATTCTCGCACTTCATCGTAGTTCCTTGGTTTGACAACAATTGCGAGGCCATATTGTTGGACATCGAGTAAGTCGGAGAAATTGTCCTCAAAAAATTGCTTGGCGATTTTAAGGACCTTAATCGCCTTGAGACTCTCGGTCACATTCAAATTTTTCTTTGTATCCTTTATATTGTTTTTTGTCATCTTACGATTTAAAGAACGCAATAAACGCCGAAACAATCGTGACAATCACCGTAAAAGCTCCACCAATTATCTTAAAATAGGATTTGTGTCTCTCTTGTACTTGCTTCAAGTTAGATATGTCCTTTTCATGCCTATCGAGAATTAAGGACTGATCCTTTTGCTTTTGTTTTATCGCCTCCAAATCAGCCTTCAGTTCTCCGAGCATCCTAAGTTGTTCTTGGTTCGTTTTCTGAACATCCAAAAGCAATTGTTGCACGAGTTCCTGCCAGTCCTTGCTGTCCATATTCCCCCTCACGGGGCGGACCTCTTGAACAAAGTCGGTCTAACAACAGTTTCTTGCGTTTCTGGATCCACTTCGTATTTGGCATAAGATCTCTGTGATCTGAGAAACACTTTCAAGGCTTCATCAGCTTCAAGTCTGAAAAGTTCCATGAGTTGGAGCTTCAACTTGACATTCGGATCCTTGCTCTCCCTCAACTCAGCTAAGGTGTACTCGAGAGCATCGGCAGAATCTTTTCCACTCAAATCTCTCGCAATTACATCAGCACAAGCGTAGTACAATACCCACTTGAAGATAGATTCAGGAACAAAATCGGAGAAGTCCCTGCCAGTGAGCTCTTTGACTTGCGCGATTCTTCTATCTAAAAAAGATTGGATTATCGTATCTGGTGGGTCGGTGGTGTAAGCATCTCCAAGCTTATTCCTGACATCGCTAATCGTTGGGAAGGGCATAGCCCTTCACTCTTTCTTTGGCTTGCTCTTCTTCTCCTCGACAGTCTCGAAGAGTCCTGTTGCGAGCATTCTTTCTGCAACTTTCTCGTCCTTGACTTCTACAATTTCGCCTTTCTTCAGCTTGAACTCTTTGGAGATGTATGTTGGAGCATTAACGAGTTTTAACTTCAACTAAATCACCTCCTCAACCTTTAATCGTCTTTGGTGCAAAATCGGGCTGAGTGCTCTTCTCAGCATCGGCTGTCGTGACAACATTGGTCGTGTCTGTTACATTCGTGGTACCATCGTAGTGCAGTCCTGTCGCAGCACAATGCGCATTGTAATCGGCCTTTATCTCATTCACGAGATCCACCAATGCGTTATACTTGGCCTTAAGATCGTTGATTATGTCTTTTATCGTTGCAAGATCGTCGGCAATATCTCTCAATGCTTGTGCAAGGTCAGGTGAACCTTGAGCCCCTCCAGGAGCTAAGTTCGCTCCACCTTCACCAAAGTTCTCTTTGATTACGACCATCGAAACCACCTAAAAATTGGGTTAAGGTGCTGCAACATTGATGGCTCTTGCAATCGCATCCTTCTCTTCGATTATGAAATCGACCCTTGCTGTCAATGCATACTTGGCGTAGAGGTCCTTGTCGATCACCTCATCGCTCTGCGTGGTCTTCCTGACAGTTATGTTCCTCTGGATGACCACAATGAGGTTTTGTGGAATCGTAAGCCAGACTTGGTCATCAGGCCACTTAGGTGGCGTAATTACTGGGAAGCCCCTCGGCATGACTTCCTTGTCGCTGATCAGGAGGGCGTCGCCAGCGGCAGTTGCTCTGTTCGTTAGGTAGTCTTTGAAGGCTTCGAGCTGATCGGGGCTCATTATCCACACAAGCCCTGGCCTTCTGTATTTGTTCGGTAAAGCCTTGATCAAGTTGCTGAAGAGCTCCTTATCAATCGAAGCTCCACCATGATCGTAAGTGTGGGTTCCAGTTGCAGCTTGCTTTATCCAACCATCGTCGATCTTCAGAAAGTCGTAGTCAGGATCTGCTGGATCAGTAGCTGTATCTGCGTTTATGGCGAGATCTTCGAGATCTACGCTGAATTGCTGGGCCATTATCCTTGCAATAGTGTTCGCGAGGTTTTCGCGCTCAATGTTGTCCTCGATAGCTTCCATCGTTATGCCATACTTGAGCATGACCTTAACAGTATCATAGTTCACGCTGCCTATCGTTACTGATGCTTCGGAAGCGACAGTTTCTCCTTCGGTTGGGGATCTCAGAATCCTTGATGCTACACCAATCTTGTCGATCTGACCCTTGGGATGGTTAACTGCCAGAACTCTGCATTTCTTCAGCAAGATCGCTTGCTCTTGTACCATTTGTATGAAGCGATTGGCTTGCTGTCTGTTCATCACTCCAGTTCCCAATTCAGTAGTTGTTATGGGCATTTAGAACACCCCCTCAAAACTAACCTCATCTGAATTCCCGCCAACCTTAACCTTCGGAGGCGCTGACTTCGCTTTGAGTACCTTGGTCTCGAGGATCGTCAAGTAGAATTCCTTGAGATCAGTAACATCCTTTGATTTGAGTTCTTCTTCGTTGATTTCGTCAGTCAAAGCCTTGATCTTCTCAATCAATTCAGCTTTTTCACGTTCAATGTATTGCTTGACCTCGTTTGCCAATTTCTCGTTTTCTTCTTTGAGTTTAGCGTTTTCAGCTGTGAGTTCACTGTTCTTTGTCTCGAGTTCTTTGACTTTCTCCGATAATTCGCTGATTGTCGCTTCGAGTTCCTTAACCCTTTTCTCTACTTCTTCCATGTTTTCTTGGCGTGAATTTAGACTTTTTAAAGCAGAGTGGTCAGTTGCTTCCTCTTCAAGTTTGAGCGCCTTAAGAAGTACCTCTTCGTCGATCTGAAGAGTCTTCAGTACAACACCAACATCAAGAAGCGATCTATATTCTGGTGGCTCCCTTCCAAAATCGTTTTTGTAGTGGGCCGATAGGTGAGCATATATTTTGCGCTTGTCCTCCTCTGGCAATTTTGCAACAGATAGTCTGACAAAGCCAGCGATTACTCCTCTCAAGTTGACAGCGTGCGGTTTTGGATGTTTGGTCGGGTTGTGGTGTGGGAACTTCAAGTCTGTATAGCGGTCTGGTGGATTCTTGGGAGCCCAAGCAAAGTGGGCTGCGATGAATTGTTGCTCGTCCTCGCTCAATGATTCCCAAGGCTCATCAGTAAAATCACTCAAATTCGGTTTCCTCCAAGGCGATTCTTCATCCTTGCCATACTTGAATGTGTGGCGAGGAGATATGCCTTTAATAACCAAGTTCTTCTCGTAAACATCTTCGACAACAGCTTCAGGGTTTGAAGGGATGCCGACAAGTGATACTTCGAGTATTTGCAATTTCTTTATCTTATTGCCCTTTCTCTCGAGTACCTTGAAGCCTATGCTGAACGCATCGAGGAATCCATTTTTAAGAGATTCGTAAATTAGCTCGAAGTATGGATGTGCCTTGTTGAGCATTACCTTTATCCAGAGCTTCAATATTCCTCTGTCTTCTTTTACAGCTGCATCCACAACTTTTCCGATTGGTATCTCATCCTCGATGTCAAAGTCTCTCTTTATTAGGGGCGCATGCCCGATGAAAACCTTGTTGTAAGGCGGATTCACGATGTCTCTTGCCGCTTCCTGTAAGGCTTCTTCGGTTATTATTTCGTCGTGGAGGTCCTCAACAGTGGCAGAAGCGTATCCTTCAACATATACGTTTTTCTCGTCCTCTTTGGTTTTGAGAGATCTGACTACCAATTGCATGTGAGAGTCTGCCAGAATAGACTTTTAAAATGCTGATAAGCTAATACACCAAAGTTACACCATCTTCCGAATCGGGCATTCTTGGAGGCTTAACTTCTGGCAAGTTATCCTTAACGATCCATTCTCCCGAATCAGCCAATTTATTCGCTGCATACCTCCATAAATATAGGTCTCTTTCCGATTTTATGAGCCACGCGAGAAATGTCGGTCTGGAGTTCATCTCCTGTCGAATTCTCTCCAGAGCTCTTTTCCCGAGAGTACCGAATGACTTTGCTGTGACCTCGATTGGATTATGAGGGTCGCTGCCCATACCAATTATCTCTACTTTATCTGGCAATTCTTTGTGTTTGACTACTATCTTCCATTCCATTCTACCACTATTTCCTTATTAATATTATATAAAATCTCCCCTCAACACGGAAAGCAAAAACGCGAAGACTTCTCTGTCAGCCTCGTACAACTTCTTCATCGATTCCTCCGTGGCGAAATGCTCTAAACCGACACTCACGAACTCTGTCATTATGTCCCCCTTCAGATCTTCGATGACTTCGGGATTCTCCTTGATTCTCATCAAGTTTCTTACAGAATCCTTAGCCAACTTTGATGGATAAAATCTTCCCATGTACGGACTTATGTGCTCGAAGCCTTCGAAAATGTAAACATCATATCCAACGAACTCGTAGTTCTTGAATTCGTTCAGTCGCCTCAACTTGTAGCCTCTCTTCCTAATTCTCGCGAGATAAAACTCTTTCACGACATCTTCAGCGCCATAGTGCTCCAAGTGGTGGCCATATTCATGGAGAAAATCACGCCACTCGTTTTCACTTCCAACCCCTCTTATCAGCGTAATTCTCTTCTTCCACCAATTGTAATGTGGATTTCCAGACTTCTGATAATTAATTTGCACATTTCCCGCTTTCTCTATCAACCTTCTGTTGACCTTTGTGGGTAACAATAATTGTATTCTCTCCCTCAAATCCTTACTGGCTCCTTTCATGTAGCTTTTGTAAATTTCCTTTCCTATTCTCTCAGACTCAATCACGCTCAATGGTCTACCATTTACAACACGATTAACAGCTTTCGTAAAGCTACCCTCTTCCTTCAACGCTTTTTCGAAATCGTCCAAAGCCTTTCCAATTTTCTCGTCGATCTCAGGAATTCCAACCCCAAATTCTTCTTTTCGCTCTTCTTCACTTTCTTTATCGAAGTAAGGCAATGTCGTGCACCGGCAATTCGGATGCGCTGGTGGGGTAGGGTCCCCGATGTTGAATATCTTATCATGTTTCGCTCCACAAATCGGACAAGTGCGCTCGTCAGCAGCTGCGTACCACTTCCACTTCTTCAAGCCAGCTTTCTGATAGCGGTCAATTGCTGCGGCATTAAAAACTCTCGTGGATTCCGTTCTTGCAATACGCTCTGCTTTCCATTTTGTATCGTTTATTACCTCTTTAACCCGCTTAGTTAACTCCGATATCGATTCTCCTCTAATTATCCCTTCTCTCAACTGGAAAGCTAAAGCCTTCTTCGTCTCCTCGCTCAAGCCCTTGATCAGATCGAGCTGCAAGTTCTCGAGCTGGAGCAAAGTTTCGTTGTCGAGAATGCCAAGATGTGGCGGTATTTCTATCGTGATGCCATAGCGCTTCAGCTGTCTGTTTGCGAAATCAGCTCCGCGCTGCCAGAATTGCTGAGTATAGTAAGCAACAACTTCTTCAGCCTTATCGCCAGCGAGGTGCTTCGATACGATTTGCTTTATCTCCCCGATTGTCGCCTCGTTAATCGCATCTGTAGTACCGAGAACTTCCAGGATTTCTCGCTTTGCCGATTCTGAAAGCTTTCTCAGCGCTTTAACATACTCTTTTCTGAGGAGCTTTGTCTTCGTTGGATCCATGTTACTCTTCCTCTTTTGGTGGTTCTGGTGGCAGATCGATCCATTCTCTTGCTTCTCCAAGCGTTACAACGCCAGCTTGATACAGCTTGACCGCCTGATCGACCCAATCGCTGTAGTCCTCCCTGAGCGGATTGTTGAACTTGAACCTGACATCTGCATCAGTGATGCGTGGAATCAGCTTTCTGTTGATTTCAGCCTCGAATTTGCGCTGGATACTCTCGATGAACAGCATGAACGTGCGACGTTGGTTGTATGACGTGGCTCTGTTGCTACCCTCAGCCTCCCCCAAGAAAACTTTCGGTACCTTCAGAGCTCTATCCACCTGCCGCTGCAGATGCTCGAGTATTTTCGCTATGCCTGCGAAGTCGTGAGAGGCTGATAGGTCCTTCAATTCAACAGTTTGATCAAAAACAAGATTGTTGCTCACAGTAAAAGTTCCATCAAGGTTATCTTTCACCCTATCAGCGAGCAACTCGTTCACAGCCTCAAGCTTCTCCTCAGCGTATGTTTTTCCAGTCTTAGGATTTATTGCTTCATCTTCTGGAGTTAACTCCACCTTGGCCCAAAGCAATCGGTGGGCATCACGATGGGCCATGGCTGCTGCTGTCGCTTCTATCTTATTCTTTATGCTGAGTTTATTATAGACATTGTGCAACAAGCTCAAACCATAAACATTGTCCGCAAATTGCCTAAAGCGGAAGTGAAGGACATCCTCTGGCTCGAATTTGTACTCTGGATCTCCAATGAATGTTGCGTTGTAATCGTACCAATAAAATTGTATTCTACCATACTCGTCCGTTACGATTTTGACACGCTTTGGGTGAACAACTTGAAGAGTAAAACCAAAATCGTTGTCCTCCTCGACAATGAAATTGTAAGCGTTTCCAAAAATCAGATGAGTTAACACATCGTTTTCCAAGATGTCCCAAAATCCGACTTCAGCTGCAAACTCCTCGCACCTCTCAACAGCTTTCGGCTCGCCGATGAACTGAAAGCCAGCTCCAACAACCAAGTATGTGATGGTCTCAAGGTGGGCTTGAGCGTCTTCGCTTATATTGTAAAGCCATTCGTATTCGTCGTAGTTAACACGAGGGTCGAATCCAGGTGAACTTTCCAATGGTTTGGCTACAAGAATTGCCTTGTCGGACTTGTACTTGAACTCCCTTCTTCTTTGTGTCTTGGGCATGTCATTCGAGAACCTACGGATGATTCTGTTCAGCATGTAAGAGTGGGCAGATTTAGACTTTAAATATCAGCCAACGACTCCATAAACCCTCCTCAACGATCTGCCTCCGTGACCCGCTGCCCACACAGCAAGGGCCAACGCTATGACACAATCATCATGCATGCCTTGCCTCGCCTCCATCTTTATTCCTTGCCTCGTGAGTTGATACTCGAAGAATTGTAGCTCTTTTATCAGCTCCTCTATGTATGGATACTTGACTTCGCCATTCTCGATTGCCGCTTGCAAGCGCTGGATCAATTGGACCTTCGACTTTGCAGTGAAGACATATCCTTCAGCTCCGATATCCTGCAAGTCCTCGAGTACTGGATCTCCAACACCACTGGAATCGATCAAAACTTTGGCGTAGTTGAAGCGCTTGTACAATTCCTTCAACTTCAATATCGTTTCGGCGTAGGGGCGGCGGTTGAATCGCTGGAAGTGGACGAGTTTGAAGGGCTTATTCGTGATGTCAAGTACTATGATGACCGTATAATCGAGATACTTCGCCAGATCGCAACCGATAGCGTAGATTCTCCCTGGCTGCCCCATATCGACGAGTTCGATGTTGGAGATGTTTCTCTGGATGTCGGCCCACCTGAAAACAGCATTCTGGTCCTCTACGAACTCCGCGAGGTATTCTGTGCGGAAAATGATCGAGTTCTCGCCATACTCTCTCTTTTTCTTCTCTATGAACTCGTGACTGATATGGGGATTGGCTGTAGAAGGGAAGCGATAGCTGCTGTAGTCTTCGAACTCTTCCGATTGCCCCTTGAGGTAGGAATCGTAAAAGTGGTTCTTTCCGAATGGCGTTCCGATTTTGATCCATGATCCATTGAAATCTGCTAACATTGGCTCGACAACTTGGCTGATGACATCATCGGGAATGTAAGCAGCTTCGTCGAGGATTGCCCTATGCGCCTTGTGGCCTCTCAAGTACTCTGGCTTTGTTGTCGAGCGAGCGTGGATCTCGCTGCCATTCCTAAATATAATCTTGCTGAAGGGAGTTTTGTAGACTCGCTCGATGAGGTGAACAAGAATCGATTTAGAAAGTAGGGTCGTTATCTCCCAAAACATGATATTTGCTTGGTTGTAGGATGGGGCGAGGATGAACTGAATGGATCCAGGATGAGTTATGGCGTAGTGGATGGCCGAAAACGCCATCGCTTTGGTCTTGCCGAAACGTCTGCCAGCAACAACAGTTATGAACTGATGCTTGTCGCGGAGGATCAGCTTTTGAGCTTCGTGGGGCTCGTGGTTTAGGAATATTTGTGTGAACAGAACTGGATCCCTTATGGCTTGCTTAATCTTCTTTTTGTCCTTGCCGAGTTCCGATATCAAATCGTCGAGCTTACTCATCTTCCTTCAAAGCTTCTTCAAACAATGCTAAGAGCTTGGAGGCTGGATCTTGAATGTTGCCAGCGAGCTCGTGCTTAAGTTTGATCGCTCTAAACATAGCGTTCGTGCATACTTCCACGACCCTTGGCTTCTTTTCGGGATCGACCTTCATAGCGTAATTGCGCATCCTGGCAATTATATCGTTCAAAGCTTTGATCTCATCCACAACCTTATCGGCTCCCTCCTCGAGTTGTTGATAGTACTTCTCCACACCCCTCTTCACGAAATTGAAGTGTCTCTTGTGCCTGGTTATGTTGGACTTACTAAGCTTTAAATCGGGGAATTTTGCGATGATCTCGCTGTAAGGACGCCCTTCAATCAACATTTGATTAATTTCCTCAAGGTGTTCGGAGCGGCAAATCTTGCATCTCGGGTTCAAGAGTTGCGCAACATTTTCGGAGTTACTCATGGTTGCGCTTGTTGTGGATGGACTTTAAAAGAGAGATTAGTTGAGACAATGGAGAAATCCCAATGTTCTACAGTAGAAACCTTATTATAGGTAGGTTTCTACTGTAGAACATGAAGTACGAGGTGTGTGATGTTAAGGAGTACGTGAAGAAGAGTAAAAAAAGAGGTCGTTGGTACGCGTGGACTCAAACTGTCATAAATCTCAGCGCTGATTGGCAAGGAGTGCCATTTGTTGCAATATTAGACTACAAGTTTGTCGCGGAGTTGTGGAACTTTCTCAGCAAAATCAAGGGAAGAATTGGCGAAGTTCAACTCGAAATCGAGTGTGAAGACTGGCTTATAAAATTCGAAGCGATGAAATCAGTCATGGAAAAGAAAATGCACGAAGTCTGATCTGACAATTTTTTACAAAAACTCCTCAAAATCCGAAAACGTGATGTATTCGACTCTCTTCTTTCCTTCTGGAGGTAAGAGTCTTCTCTTTGACTTGTTTTTATTATACTCGGCGAGGAATTTTATCATCGCTTCCTCGACCTCATCGAATTCTGCAAATTCATCTCCAAAGATCGAACGTATCATCCACTTTCTCAAAAACCCATAGAAGAAACTCTCTTCTGGTAAGTGTGTCGTGAACTTCCTATAAAATGGTAGCGAGTTCTTCTTCAAGTAGTGCAACCTCTTGCTCCTCAATGACCTCTCATCACTAAAATAATACGTGCTGTGATGCACAAACTTGTAATTATCCCTCTCAATGAACTCGATCCCCCCACTTTTCAACAACTCGAATCCATCTTGAGTCTCATTCACCTTATAGACTCCAATCCAAGATGGCAAGCAATCTGGCATCTTAGCTTTAGGACCCAAAACTAAGAAAACAGCATCGCAAATGTAAACATATTGAGGAAGTTGCTCGAGGATTCTCATCGGCTTATCGTTATCTCCCTTGATCTCGAAGCCAATTATGTTGTCAGCATAAAGCCCAAGCACATCGAATACCGAACCCTCGTAAATCGCATCGAAGTTCCTTAAAATTGTTTTCTTCAACAACTCCTTAATTTCGCGCTCGTTCATTAGCCTCTCTCCTCAAGAAGACTTCAAGGTCGCTTTGCACCCAAGATTGTTTGATGTTCTTCCAAAACAAATTCAGGCGACTTCTCCAGTACGGGCTGTTTTCCCAACGCTTTGAAAGATAAAAATAATAGCGATCTGGATCGTTAGCAAATTCATTGGCTATTTCTTCCTCTTTTTTTACAACCCAAGCGTTGTGGAGTGCTCTGACAGTAAAACCATCTTTCTTGTGAGCCTTGAATGCTTTGACAAGAATATCGAATGGAATGTCGTGGAAGATATAGTCGGGATCCGCATGAACCTCTCTGAGCAAGTTGAGTTCTTTGGATCCGAGCTTGTTTCTCTTGACACCTACTGGAACCCCAACGTGTTCTGGCAAATAGATGGTCCAGAACCTTGCCGCAATCCTCCAACTCGAGCCATCCGAGAATTTTGCTCCACCGAGGAAGCCGAGATGCATGAAATTTATGTTTGCGGCTCCAAGGAGGAACACTTCTCTATCTCTCAGCAAATTTAGGGCTGTGGCGAGGCGTTCAAAGATGACATTGACAGGTGTGAGGTCTTTTCCATTGCTGCCATTGCTGGATCCAGCGGGCTTATGTTGGTTGCCGACTTGAGGAGCTGGATGCGTATCAGCTGCATAAACACCAAGTCCGATCTTGCGAGTATATTGGGCATCCAAAGGATGATCGTGTTTCGGTCCTTCGTAAGAGTTATTTATCCCCGAAAAAGTTCCGATACCCAACAAATTCGTGTCCTTTGTTGTGGCGTGATATGTTCCGAGAGCGAGTCTGTCCGGATCTTCGATAAGATTTAAACTTTCCAATAATTCTCCGAGGGTCCAACCATGAACCACTGGAATGACTGGAACGTGTTCGAGCATGATGTGGTAGAATTCAGCTGACTTTCTTATCAATTTCCGACGATCCTCACAACTCTGATAGTACGCTGGTGGAAGGTCGAGTTGGATAAGAATGTCTTTTTTAGTGTAGCCCATTTTCTTGTAAACAGCAACAGTTCTGAGTGGATCTGGATTTTTCAACTTGCCCGTAAGGAATTGGAAACCTCCACTGTCGTAAACGAGGCGATGACTACTACCGAACTTATGGCGAAAGCCCATACTATTGTTGGACTTATAGAAAGGAACTACCGAAAAAAGGAGCTCATTAAAGTAGTCTTCGACATAAGGGTGTTTGCCCACACACTCAACTTGATGAGAAAGGAATACGATTATTTCTTTTGCCGCTTCTTGGCTTTTAATCCCCTTCATCCTCTTTTACCCACTCCAACAATTTCTTGATCTTCAAGTAGATGCAACTCTCAATTTCGTTCGGACACTCCCAACTCCACTCGCAATACTCGCATACTTCCTCGTCGAGCCACCTTTCGATGTCGCTAATCAACTTGTCAACATCCATGTATCTCCCTCAAAACGCTCTCCAACCGCGACAAATCCGATCCAACAATAGAAGCGATTGGCACTTCGTTCTCAAGCACCACAATAGTTGGCAGCGATTGAACGAAATATTTCTTCGCCAATTCTCCATTCTTTTCGACATCGACCTCTTTGAAGTCGATCCCTCGCTCTCTCAAATATTGCTTGACGATTTTACAAGGAGCACACCATCTGGCCGAAAAAAGCAAGATTTCTACCACCATTCCACCTCCAAAAAGCCCTCTTCTACCAACATTATAGCTTCGGCAAGTTTGTACGCCATCAAAGGTGGGACAGCGTTGCCTATTTGCGCGTATTGCTCTTCGAGAGTTCCATAAACTACGTAATCAAGCGGGAAAGTCTGAACGATTTTTGCCTCTGGAATCAAGCTTCTTCTGCGGAAGACTTTACTCAACCCTCCGCGCGATGTCTTCCATCCTCTTCTGTACTCGCTCGCAAGAACAGTTGGAAATATAACATCCACGGGTTGTTTTTTGGGTTCGGGAAAATCTCCAGCAAACAATCGCCTTCTCAGTTGTGGAACTCCGAAGTCGGACATCCTGTATATTCTGACTTTCGGGACATCGGGAGGAAGGTAGTCTCTGGCGAGGGGCGTTTCCTCCATGATCACGTACTTCGGTTTTTTCTTGCGGACTATCTCCCAAAACCAGTTTATGAGAGATGTATCGTGCGTTCGCTTGTGATTCGCAACGCTGTGGTCCTGGCAAGGTGGAGAGCCTATAATTATGTCGCAATTCGGAATGTCTTTGGGATCCACATTTAAAGCATCCTCGCAATGGACATCAACGTGAGGAAAGTTAGCCTTGTAGCTCCTGCAAGCAATTTCCCACTTGTCGAGAGCGTAGATTATCTCGAAACCAGCATAATCAAATCCCAAGCTGAACCCTCCGCAACCGCAAAATAAATCGATTACCTTAAGTGTCCTCAAACTCTATTCCTCCATAATCCGACAGAACTCTCTTTCCCATCATATGCATGATTCTTCGATACAACGCTGGATTCACTTGAGATAGTTGCTTCTCCCAACCAATGAAGCCAGTACAAGTCATGCAACCATTTCTATCTGCAAAATCGTAGATTGGATTGATCGGAAGTTGTTTTACTTCGATGTATTCCCAAATATCCTTGTCTGTCCAATAAGCCAAGGGATGCGCTCTTAAAATTGGCCTCTTGAATTTCGTATCGCCTATCCTCTTCGTCCAATAAAGTGGTCCTTTGTTCGCAATGTGGAGTTTTCTTGTCCTTGACTCAAATGCGGAAATTCCAGTGAACACACAATCGATGTTGTTGCTCTTATAGAAATCATTGGCTGGCTTGTTCTTGAGATACCAGCAACACTTGGGCTCCTTTTTATACCACCTTCTGTGGTCTGGAAAGCCATACTTCTTTACGATCTGCCAGAAATTCTTCTCTGGCTTTAGCTCGTAGAAATTCAAGTTCCATTCTCTGGCAATTCTCCTGACAAACTTTAAATTTTGGGGATATTCAACACCAGTATTGCAGAAGACAACTATAATGTTGGGCTCGAATTGAAGGACCAAGTGTAATAAGACCAAAGAATTCTTTCCACCACTAAAAGCTACAGCTTGCTTTGTTGTTTGCTTTAAAGCATCTTGGATTATTCGTTCAGCAATCTCTATCTTTTTGCTAAGAGGTTTATCGAGCCAATCCTCGATCTCCTTGAGTTTAATGTAGCTCATGGCTCTCCCTTGATCATCCTCTCGATATTGTCGAGACGTACCATCAGCGTGGCGATTGCGTTAATCAATTGGATCATTCTATCCTGCTTCGAAGCTCTCTCGACCCTCTCAAGGAAAAGTCTTTCGAGGCGCTCTATTCTCTTTTCTATGCTCGAAAACATGGACTTCATTATGTCTTCGAAGTTTTGCTGCGACATGCCACCAGCAATACAAGCCTCTATAGCATCTATGCGTTGTTGGATTTGCTGGATTTGTGGCTTAAGTTGAATTGCTGCTTCCAACCCTTCTCTTACCAAATCGATCTCCTCTGGATTGTCGGACTCTATGTGGCCTTCACCATGACTGGCATCAATCCATAGTCTTTCATTCAAGCGAATCGGAGATGTTTCAACAATACCTCCATTTTGCATCAATGTTTTAGTTCGACTTTCGTTGCGCAATTTCTTCATGATGTTTTGGATGAGTTTTGACTTCAAAGCCCATTCTGGCTTGCTCAATAGGTAAGGCTTGTCGAGCTCTATTTCGACACCCTTAGCATATTGCTCTCGAAGCCATATTTGAACAGCCCTATCCAACATCCGTATAACTTCAGCTGCTGCTTCCTCCGCAGATTTATCGATAAATTCAACATCTTCAGCAAGTTCTGCTACGACTTTGTACTTTAACGCCCGGATCCGGACAACTATGCTGTTGACAGTGATCAAGTATACGTGGCCAGTCCAACCCTTTGGTGTGTACGATTTGAGGTACGACTGACATTCGGTTGAGAAGGGTTGATTTTGGTTGACAATGTGATAAGCCAATTGCAAGCGGTGCACATTGATCGGGAGCTTTTGCGGGGAGCTAACATCCCTGTTGTTGCGTGGTTGACAATTGGGTTTGCTGTGTGCCTTTATGAATGCGATGATAGCTTTCTTAACGACATATAACTTGTCCCTCTTTTTTCCGAAGCCCCAATGAGACCCTTTCTCTGCGATGAATCCCCATTTTATGAATTTCTTAACCCACTTGTGTACCGCTTGCCTCGATATTCTGAGTTTTCTGGCAATCTGGCTTTGAGTTAAGCCTTCGTATAACAATTTCAGAATTTGCTTAGCTCTCTCACATAAGTTCTCGAGTATGCCTATATCCCTAAGGTCCAAGGGTTTGTCAACCACCCATGTTGGAGGTTTGTCAACCACATTGTCAACATGTGTTCTTGGTCTCGTGTCCTTACTTTTTGTGATTGCTCGGCCATTCTTTGAGATACGATATGATAACCCATGATGTGATTGCTCTGTTTCAAAAATGGAGGATGGAGATTGCTTTGATTCGTTGAGTTTTGTCAACCCATCATCATGAGATTGACTATCAATCTCGCTGTCAACCAAGACTATGTATGTCTCGCTGCCAACATACCTCCTCTCGACTGGCAGCGATAAGAGATGCCACTCGATGGATGGTACAGGATAACCAGTAAGCTCGGCCAATTCCTTTAAAGTGCGAGGTTTCTCCTGGAGAATAGTTATTATGCGGTCTCTGATGCTCATAGCTTACGTGCCATCGTACATGTTGCCGATGAGCTCCCTCTCTTGCTTCAATTTCATCTTTATGTCCTCAGAGAGCGAGAACGACTGTTTGATGAGCTTGAGTTTTCTCCCCTCTTTCACGAGTTCCGCATCGAAATCGACATAATTGGCGAAGATTGGCATTAGAAACGATGATGCCACTTTCCTGTCAATGTTGAGTTCAAGTTTTTCAGCAACTCTTGCTATGTCCTCAGCATAAGCTTCCTCTGGTAAACTCTCGAAGAGCTCTTTTATTTTATCGTAATCGTAAACTCTGGACCACAACCTTCTGCCATCTTTATTTGTCACTCGGATGATCAACTTGCCATCGTGGATAGCGTATTGGAAGTAGCGATGGGAAATCCAAATAACACTCTCTTCGTCATACGCTGGCTTCCTCCCACGCCTCTTCGGTTTTACTGGCTCTCTTGGTTCTCGGAAATTGATTAGTTCGGTACCCTTGACAAGGATCATTTCCGAGCCTCTCTTGTGGGCCTTCACAAGCTTGGCTTCGAAGTCGTTGTGAGCCGAGAATATGTGCATCAAGTACCTCGCAGTAGCATCAGAAATCTTGAGTTCCATCTCCCTTGCTTGCTTCAATACATCTTTAACAGTGGACCGTGCTGGAAGAGCATCGAACAATTCCTTGACTTTTGAGAATATTAGCCTCCGCTTGAAGCCTGGAGGATCGGCCCTATGCTTGAAGTATATCAGATCGTTCTTTTCGTCAATGAAGTAGTAAATGCTTCCAACTTCTCGCCATCCTGGTTCGCTTAATTCTTTGTCAGGCTCATCCAGCATCCTTTCTATGGCAAAAATGAAATAGGCCGCACCATCGACCAAATCGTCGAGTAATTTTTCCTTGCAACCAGTCTGGAGCATTGTTGAGGATCTGTAAGACTTTACTCGGGCCATCGCTATGAGATCTTCGAGTGGCAATTGCTTCCAAGTTTGCTTGTATAGAGAGTCGCGCTCGTTTATCTTGTCGAGAATTAACTCAATTGCCCTCATTGGTGTTACCTCCAAAGAAAGCGAAGCAAGGAAGGATTGCAACAAAGTCAGCTTCTGGATTGAGCTTGCTGTCATACAGATCTTCGGCAAATTCTTTGGCCTCGTCGAAATACTTGAAAGGTTTTGCGTTCACGATTTGCTCGTACCCCTCCAACTTAGCATTGTAATGATTCTCAACCCACAGAACTAAGAACACGATTCCATCCCTCCATCTCTCCCTCGAACTCGATTGGTAGATCGATTCTGTAGCGGCGCTGGATGTTGTGTTTGCAAAGATCTTTCAATCTGAGGAACAAGTGAAAAATTGTCTCGATGTCTCTCTGGCAATGGGCCCTTATCTCCGCAAATTTCGATTCCTCGTACAACTTCGGTATATCTCTGCCAGATATCTCAGAATCGTATGGAAGGCCAAGATATTCCGCGATTTCTTTCAGTTTTACGTGCTTGTTGTTGGGTTGGAGATACCTCGTAACAACATACATAAGATCCACGCGATAAAGCTGCCTCAATCGCGTAACGAGCGACGAGTTGTACTCGTGTTTTAGATATCTCGCAGAAATAAAGGGTATGTCAAAGCTGATGTTGTATCCAATTATGCAATTCGAATCGTTTTCAGTGAGCTTGTAGATAGCTTTTACAATCATGTCGTCTTCGCTGTACTCGTCCCTCGACAGCACTTCGACTCTGAGCTTGTCATCCTCGATGTACCCTACGCCTATTGCTACTATCTCGCACTCTGTTTTCTTTTCAGTCGGGATGGGGTCCAAGCCAGTCGTTTCGATATCGAGAAAAACAGGATTTAATCGGAGAATTGCTGTCATTTTGCATCTACCTCCCTTATCGCATTAAATAAGTCATTTCTATCGATTTTCTTCCACTCTGCATCTTTTTGGGCATCGTAGGGACAAAAATTAGGAGGAAACCATGCAAGTGCTGGACCTATGTATATGCATGGCGCTCCACAAAGCTTGCAGAGGAAGACGTTCTCGTTTCCATATAGCTTCAACTTTCCAAGAGATTTCGTAAGAAGGGGAGCTTTGCAATGCTTCAGAAACTCGCGAGTGTAGCGTATACAATCTTCCCTGCCGCACATCCCATCTTCAGCCTCTTGCCTCAGAGGACAATCTTTATTGCAGAATACATGTGCAATTGAGTCTTGTACCTCCGACAGATGCAAGTGTCTCAGAATGTCCAAGCCCTTTAATTTTGTAGCAAGATATCGGAAGAATGTTGCTCTATCGCGTTCGTTCTCTCTCATTATATCAAACCTCCTAAAATAGCCCGAACATTCTCCCAAGCCTATCTCTTTCCCTTTCCAACTCTCTGTAAGCTAAGTCATCCAACTCGTCAGCCCTTATGAAGTGCGGGCAATACTTGCATTTTCTAAGCCCACATTCTTCTGGCTCGAATTCCTCATCGACCTCAGTATCGAAGTAATAGCTCTTCGGGTTGTTGCAAGCTCCCTTCATCTTGATCCCTCCCGAATTCGCCAGAGCAATCGTATCGGACAATTGTATCGCTCGCCATTCCACTCGAAAATCGCCATCCTTCTGTTCACGACAGCCACGAGCTTGACAACAACTCCTCTCGGAACTCTCGCGTATTTTGGACCCATGTAAATTCTGAGTTCATCCTTGAGTTCGACATCCGAAAGAAAGTTGTTAGGACAGAGTTCAATGCAATCGTATATCGTTATTATTGGTGGCAAGCCTGTAAGTTCAGAGAACTTTTCGCACCACCAGTATTCGCCATAGGGAACCTTCCCCTTCAGGAAATCGCAATCCAAGAGATCAAGCAATCCCTTATCTTTGGCAATCTTCAGAAACTCATCCACACGAATCGGCCTCCTCTGGAAAACAATCGAAGTACAACTCGCACTCGTGGCAGCAATCGTTGTGGCCCTCGATCCACATGTTGCAAGGAAAGTGAGGGCAGAGTTCGCAACACATGGCATCATCGCACCTCCGGAAATTCTTGGATCTTCTCTGGCCATCGCAAGTTGTTCTTGAGGAAAATTGGGATTCCAAGTTCTCTTGCTGGCTTTATTATGCGTTCCACCCACTCTGGCTTAGGTGGGCGATAAGGATTGGTTTGGGCACCAACGATTATCCAATCGATGCCCTCGAAATCATCTGGCTCAAAAACACTCGGTTGCTTTAGCAATGGTTCAAAGCTCAGAAATCTGACCGATGGAGTTTTGGCTCTGAGCAACCAAGATTTAGCCACGTACAGATTTGCAAGATTCACACCATCTAATGTCGCTCCAATCCAAGTGTTCTTTGGAAATGCGAACCACGAGTACCTTCTCGGATTCTTCGTCAAAAATTGAAATACATGCTGCGAGTTGTCCTTGACAACATTGAGGACTTTGTGAACCCACTCTATTGGCACCCAAGCACCAAAAAGGTCTCCCATACTGACTGTGAAGATCATAGCGCTACCCATTGGGAGGTACGGATTCCTCGATCTGAAACTCTTTGGAACACTGTTATATGGCTCTTTCAGTCTTTCAGAGTGGAATGTTGGAGCATAGCCATACGGAAATAGCTTTTTGAAGCGATTAGCGATTTTGCGACCATAACAATAGGGGCAATTATGCAAGCAACCAGTTACAGGGTTCCAAGTGAAATCGGTCCATTCGATCTTTGTCCTATTCATATCCTCCACCACTCCTGAGTTCGTCAACAAAAGCCCAAACGAGAACTGGAAGCCAAAGCACCATAGCTAAAAGCAACGTGATCAATTTGTCCTCGGGCTTCTTGTGGTATTTTGTGGCTCCAAAGCCTACCCAAGCCCCAATTGCAAAATAAATTAGAATCAGAATTGATAACGCTGCCATCATCTGTTACACCTCACTTGTTTGAATCCGACGAATCCGCCAAAATAGGGGCATTTCTGACACATCTCGAGTGTCATGAGTCCATGATGCTTGCAATTTACAGCTCCGATGACAATGACAATCTGCATTGTTAATCCCCCTCGAACTCCACAAAATCGTCAAGACTTCGCTCATTGATGCTGCTAATCGGTTCGAGCTTCAGCTCGAAAACAGCGCCTTTTTTTATTGTTCTCAGAAATCTCTTCAAGTCCTCCTTTGTTTCAGCCTTGATTGTTATCGTGATGTCTATGTCTCCAGTGTTCTGCAACTTTGCTTTGTAAGTCCTTTTCTTCATCGAATCTTCAACACCAATGCTTCTGAGAGTTACATACATTGCTATCCCTCGTACTCTATTCTTGGAGCCAAGAAATACTCCACAACGACACTTCCGATTTCGAAGTGCAACCTCACTGGATAATCGGTGCCAAGATGTATCGTGAGCAAATCGTCAGATGATGCGACTTTTAGCATCATTTCCAAGTAATCCAAGCCAAACATGCTTCTGGCTTCAGCGCCCTCGAACTCTTCAAGATCCGCAGAATCGATTTCGAGAACGAGCCTATCGATATCTCCTTTTGCTTCTACGTAGAACGATTCTTTGTCGGTTCTGAAAATTACGCTGTCAGATATGTTTTTAGCAAGAGAAATGAACTTCTTGACTTCTTCAACCTTCAAAGTTATCTTGGCTGGCAAATCCAAGCTTGGTTGTTTAGGCTCCCTTCTTATTGCCGAAGGATCTATGGCTTTAAGCTCGTATGCCATGTTCCCGCTTCGCAACTTTATTGCTTTTCCATCGAAAACGATGTCTACTAAATCGTCCTTTTTCAGTCCTTTCAACAAATCGTTGAGTCTGTCTATGTCCACACCCACGATCTCTTCCTTCGCATCGAAGGCTTCGAAAGCATCCAATGGTACTTTCACGATGACCATCGCGACATTGCTGGCATCCACAGCTCTGACATTGAGTCCATCGTTGAATCGAAACTTTGCCTCGCTGACAAAAGGTCTGAGAGCTTGTACTACTGTTTTAAGAATAGAAGCCTTGCATATTACATTCATTCTCTCACCTCAACGCGTATTTTTGCGCTCTCGACAATCTGATCGAAGTCCACTATTCCTCCATGTACCAAGCTTTTAATGAGCAATTCAATCGCTTTCTTGGCTTGCCTCTCACTCTTCAACCTGAAGAATCCGAGGCGAGGCTTCTTCCTGTCCGTAACAGCGAAGAATTCGAAGCCATCCCTTCCATTTCTGTCCTTCGTTGGTCTGTAGTATATTTGCTTGATGTCATCGGCCCTGATGTAAAGTCTGCCAGTCTTTATCCACGTGTTCATTGGTCATCCCCTCCAGAACCATCTACGACAACTTTGAGTGGCATTCCGATGTATTTGCTCAACATCTTCATCTTCCAGCCTTTCTTGCCAATGACTTTTCCAGCTGTCTTCCTGTTATCGACTTCTATCGCCAAGTACAAGCGCTTGATACCATATTTGGAAAGGATTGATGACAGAGCTTTGATGTCCTTTGGTAAGGGCTTCATCAGAAGAATGTGGTTGCTGAGATCCTTGACCGCATCGTAGCTTATTATGGCGAAAATGTGATTCGGATCTTCCAAGCGAAGCAAGGCGTGTTCCTTTACTATGTTAACGATTGGCTCGCCCTTATTGGCAAGTATCTCTACAAGTTTCAATTCGTTCATCGCTCATCCCCCATGTACCTCTCGCTCAACCTCTCGATTTCATCAAGCACTACGACAACATCCTTGTAGCGTACATCGCCCATCGTTGCAATGAACTTCCTCAAAGCGTGTTTCTCATCAGCGTTTCTCGCCTTCTCTATAGCATCCAAAACAGCTCTGATTGTCTTCTTGGGCAGCTTTGTTTTGCCATAAAGCAATGCCTCGAGGTCGTTGCGATCAAAAGAATATCTTATCCTGGAAATCGTGTCATTCAATCTCTTCAAAATTTCAATTGCCTCCTCGAGCAACAATCCATACTTTCGCACTTCTTCTGGCGTGATTGTCTTTTGCAATGGATTCGTGTCAAGGGGGCATTGTTGGAGCTCTTCTATCAGGACTATATCTCCAGTCGCCAAACAAACATGCCTATCGCCATTAATGTTCGCTATGCCGCTGTATTTGCAATCGTTGCAACCGAGAAACTCTTTGATGTCTATCAATTCCCCTCTCATGCAAAGGTCTCTATCGGGACAACTCTCATCGCATTGCTTGTTGTGGTATGGGTGGTCCTTGTTATTCTGACATACCTCGAAGAACGGATTGGGAACTTGCTTCATTGCTCGCACCCCTTACAAAAATTGCGGATCTTCTCCTCTGCCTCCCTTGGCAACTTGAAAATTGGAATCAGCATTTCGTTGTTTATTATATCTATAATTTCCTCAGCGGTTTTGGCGTATTTTATGCCAAGTGTTCTGAACTTTCCACTCCAGTACTTGATAGTACTTGTTATTTTGAATCTTGGTTTCCGCTTGTAGCGCTGAATGGTGATAAACTCGTAACCCACCCAAGTTCGACCCAATGGTATTGTCAACTTGTCTGACAAGAGTATCACCCCATCTGAACGATAGCCTTTATTTTCTCGATCTCAGCCTTGAGCTCTTCCTCAGTAGGTTTACTCACCCTGCAATCCACGATCATTTGCTTGAGCTTTGCAACCAATGCTTGCAATTGCCCTCTGATCTCCTTTCTTCTTCCGATTAGGATATTGGTTTTGTCGAGCACATTAATTGCAAATTCCAACGCAAGTTTTGCTTCATATATCTCCTTGAGGAACTCTACAAGATCATCTTGCTCATCCTTGCACTTGTCACATAGCGTAACGCCATCGTTGCGCAACAACCAACCAGTGGGCACGGAAGTACTGTTCTCAACAACAACCTTCTTACCACACTTCAAGCACTCGTGTTCAGAGGTATAGGGAAACTTCAACTCTTTTGCAAAGCAACGAAGTTCGCTAAATTCTCCGAGAGTTCTTAAAACCTCATTCTTACAGTTTCCAGAGTGCTTGCACGCAGAATCTATGTTTGGTTCATAACGCCCGCAAATTATCTCCGCGACACTTTTGCCACGCTTGTAAACTTTAATAGCCTTGTACTTAGTTGGCATTGCAAAGCCCCCTCACCAGCTTCCTAAACCCTTCATCCACAACCAAATCCTCGTACTCGACATCTATGTCGTACAATCCATCATCTCTGCGTTCCACTTCGAGGCTCACGAGCCTCGAGCCATATCGGCGGATCTCTTCCAACACTGTTCGCTCGAGTTCCTCTAAACTAACTCCTGTCACGATATAGTTTCGAACCAACATGGCTCCACCTCCAATGGGGATGCCTGTGAAGGCGGAGCCATCGATGCATTCAGAAGGGTCTCCAAGGAAGAACCAGTAATGATCCAGATTCCATAGTGTCTGCAAAACTCCCATGCTGAATCGTAAACACTGCCATCCACAACGAGCGCTGGAATTGCAAGATCACCATAGGCTTGTTTGACATCCAAGTAATATTCAGCGAGAAAACCTTTCGTAACTCTGAAATTGTACTTAAACTCGAAAACAATCGTTATGCTTCCATGGAACCACTTTAGCCTTTTCCACTTGCCATTTACTTCTATGACTGGAATCGCGTAGGCAACGAGGTCAAAGATTCGAAGCTTTCCATTTGGCAATTGCTTCCTAACTTGTTTGTTGAATTCGAAGATCTGTATTGCGATTCTGTTTGTTTCAAAAAGAGTTGAGAGAGCTTCGTAAAGCAAGCTCTCGAACTCTCTGCCCTTCTTCATCGCCTCGTGCCTCTTCTGTATTGACAATTCGAGTTTCTCCTCGATTATCCTGTCAATGTTCTGTTCGAGTTCTGGACTGTAGTAGAATGTCGCATCGACATAGCGACCTTGGTACTTCTTGATATGTTTCGATGCCAACAAGCCATTGCGGATGTAGTTCTCGAGAGGTGTCAGATCCACAGTTCCATACTCGCTCCTGATGTCGTAGTTGCTCAAGATTTCCTTGCCATATTTTATTCTGTCGTAGATGTCAACAATTCTGTCTGGCAAGTTTTCGGCCAAGAATTGCTCGACAAGTCTGTCGTGGAGAGATGCGAGTTTGTGGCTGAAGTACAAGTAGAAGCGCTCGTTACCCCTCAAACTGATGATCCCCTTGCTTCTCGAAAGAGCTCCTTTTCTATAGAGAGATGACAGAGCTTCACTTATGCGCTTTTGATTCCCTTTGAAGTCCATCGAAGTGAAGTATGGTTTACCGAATTGCGATAATTGGTGGAGAATAGATTCGAGTGTAGATCCTGGATTCGTGTGCAACAAAACGCCATCGAGCTTGTAGACCCTCATTCCCCCCTTGGTGTCCCTGACATGCTCGACAATCAT